TAAAGGTATTGATAATCCATTTGAATGGAGTAGAGAAGCAGTTAAAAAATTACAAATTGATGGTACTGGTACTTATTATTCACCTAATCGCACTCGTAAACCAGCATTAACATCTGAGGGTAATACAGTATCCGCAGTTCAAGTAGATTCAATGGATATTTTATTTGATGCTTTAGGTGAAGAATATGCTCAATATATTGAAAACTTTATTACAGAAATGCAAATTGTGTTTCCTGAAATAGGAGATGATTGGGGAATCTATATGCCCGAGGTAAAATATCTATCACCAGAACCATTAGTTGATTATACAAATTTAGCATTAACTGAATACCCAAATGTACATTTTGTTGGAGATGCTTTATCAGCTCGTGGAATTACTGTAAGTGGCGCTCATGGAATATATGTAGCTGAATATTTATTATCATGATTAAACTACTTAATATATTAAAAGAAGTAATTCAATTTGATAATTGGAAAATACCATCTGAAGATCAACTTAAACAAGAGTTTAGAATTGAACATGAAATTAAAGGTAATGAATTTTGGGGTAGTGAAGAAGAATTTTTACAAGCATGTAAAGGAGGACAAGTTGTAACTATTACTCCTGAAGAAGATAAAAACATTAGATATAGAAGCGGGACAGAATCATATGAAGATTTATTAAGTTTAATAAAATCATATCGTTCTTATCCTAAATATCGTAATGAAGAATCTTTAAAAGCAATATATGATAGTTTTAAAAATAACCAATCTATAACATTACCTATAGTAGTTCAATTTGCTAACGGAAAAAAACGAATATTTTCAGGTAATACACGCATGGATATAGCATTTCAGTTAGGTATTAACCCAAAAGTATTACTGATTAACAGTAAAATAAATTATTAATATTTATTACTATGATATCAGTATTAGGAATTAATGATAGAATGCCTGTAGGTCAATTTAAAGGAAGATTGATAGGAGATTTAATAAAATTAAATCAAGGTAATTATTTAAAATGGGCTATTTTAAATGGAATATTTAAACCCGATAGAGATTTAACTCAACGTTTAAAATTAGTTCATTCTGACAATAAACCTCAATTACAAGAAGGTAAAATGCCTCGTATAGTATTATTAAGTTGTACTAAATCTAAAATAAATCACTTAGCACCCGCTCAAGAATTATACTCAGCGTCTCCAATGTTTATGAAAACATTAGAATATGGTAAATCATTAAAACCAGATAAAATGTATATTTTATCCGCTAAACATTATTTAGTACCGCTAAATAAAAAATTAGCACCATATGATAAAACTTTAAAAGATGCTACGCCTGCTGAAAAAGAAGCTTGGGGAGAAAAAGTACACGCTCAAATGCTTCAAGCCGGTATTGATCCTAAAAATACTCAATTTACATTTTTAACAGGCAGAGAATATATGAAACCATTATTAAAATATATTCCTGAAGAAAATATAGCCTTACCATTAGAAGGTAAAAAATTTGGAGAACGTTTAAAATGGTTAAACACTCAATTACAGAGATTACACGAAACTATTAAGAAATTAAGAGATATAATATATGAAAATTTCCAAAGAAAAATTAAACGAATATATTAATTTATATTTAAATGATGCGGATGATTATGGAAATGGTAAAGAATCTATCATAGCAGAAAAAGTATTAAAATTACTAGATAATAATATTCTTACTGAAGATGAATTTGATCTTATGGAAACTATTTCAGAATTATCTAAAAAACCAGGTTCAAAATACCATAAAATTGTATTAGAAGACTTTGCAATGTACGTAGAAAATATCTAGTTTGTTTTCTATAATAAAGTTTATTATATTTAAAATAAAATAAAAGTTATGATAAACGTACAAAGTAAAAACACATTATTACCAACTAAACGAACTATAACACAAGATGGTACCATCTTGATTACATGGGATAATAAATTACATAACTGGGATGGACCAGCATTAATACCAGAAGGTAATGAGAAAAAAGGTAAATATTTTATACATGGTATAGAATATACTAAAAAAGAATGGAAAGAACGTAAAAAACAAGGTACTGGTTTACCTTGGTACAAATCACCGGGTACAAAATCAAGAACATAATATGAGAATAGGTTTATGCGGCACAGTTTCAGTAGGTAAAACTACATTAGTAAACTCATTAAAAGAATTAGAACAATTTAAAGATTATTATATTGCTACAGAACGTAGTAAATATTTAAGAGATTTAGGAATTCCATTAAATACTGATTCTACAGTAAGAGGACAATTTGTATTCATGGCAGAACGTGCCAGTGAATTATTACGTGAAAATCTAATTACAGATCGTACTATATATGATGTATGTGCTTTTACATTTAGTGCTCAATCCATTAAATGGGAAGAAAAAAAATTATTAGTAGAAGCAGCAAATACATTAATACCATATTATGATGTGATTATTTATGTATCACCTGAAGGTGTTCCTATTGAAGATAATGGTGTAAGAACTATAGATTCTGAATATAGAACTAAAATAGATATGGTGATTAAAGCTATGCTTAAAGAATATCCGCCTAAAAAATTAATAGAAATAGCAGGAACTAATGAAGAACGTATAGAAAAAATCGCGGGAACACTTTTTTCATAATATTTATAAGCAAATTATTAACTTAAAAATATGAATAGCCTTAAAGAAAATTTATTAAGAAAAATCATTAGAAACGAAATTAAAAGTATTCTAAATGAAAACGAACAACCATTAGCAGAAATGGCTTCTCGCTACACTGTAACAGATCCTGAAGGATTTAAAGAAAAGTATGACGAATTAAAAGAAAAAGGTATGTTTAAACCAACTTCAACCATGGGTATGATTTTACAAAGATTATTAGATAATGGTGAAGTAGATTATAATAAATTAAAAGTAGAATTAGGAAAATCAGATATTGCTTCATTTAATAATCCAAATACTAGAAAATTTTTAGAAGAACCAGGAGCAGCATTTGAACCGTTTGTAAAACCTGAAGGTAAAGCTAGAGAAAAATCAGCTGGTAAATCAACTGATGCACTTACAAAAGCAATTTCTGGTTTAAGCGCTGATCAAAAAGCTGAAATGATGAAAATGTTAGGATTAGGTGGTTCTGAGGAAACTAATGAAGCTCAAGAAATCAAAGAATTCTTACAATTCAAAAAGTGGAAAAACAGATTAAAATAATCTAATATGTTTAATAAAATCTATAATTCAATCAAATCGTTATTTGTAAATTCTAAACAACCAATTGTTGAATCTACATATAATAATGAAGTTATTAATAATATTGCTGAACCTACTGTAGAATTAGTAGAAGAAAAAGTTGAGCCTATTGTTGAAGAGGTAGTAGTTAAACCTAAACCTAAAAATAAAAAGCCATATAGATCTAAATCTAAATCTAAAAAAGTAGTTAAAGCTGATTAATGCAATTAAAATTTACATATATTATTATCATAGCCCTTGTAGCAGCTTTGCTGCTACAAAGGTCTTGTGATACTAACGAATCTGATAAAGAAATTGTAACAAAAACAAAAGTAGAATGGAAAACTATAACTACTACAACTCCAGTATATGTTCCTAAATGGAGAACTAAAGTTGAAATAGATATTGATACATTCACTGTCCCAATTGATACAAATGCTATTCTTCGTGATTATTATGCGATATACAACTATATCGATACCATAGGTACGGATAGTGTTAAAATAGTTATAAACGACACTATAACAACAAATAAGATCGCTTCACGCGTCGTTAGTTATAATATTAAATACCCAATTATTACTACAACCAAAGAAATATTTGTAAATAAAAGACAATTTTATCAAGGATTTGGTTTAGGTGGGAATACAACAGGATTAAATTATCTTGGCTATGAGTTCTTGTATAAAGACAAGAAACGCAATGCATTTGGACTAGGCGCGGGAGTTGATAATAACTTAAAACCGACAGCTAATGTCAAAATGTATTGGAAAATAGGCAAATGAGTCAAGACATAAAACAAATTATTAGGGAAGAATATTTAAAATGTGCTTCAGATCCTGCACATTTTATGAAAAAATATTGCTTCATTCAACATCCTCAAAGAGGAAGAATCATATTCAATTTATACCCATTCCAGGGCAAAGTATTAAATCTTTGGAAAGATAACCCATATTCTATTGTACTTAAATCTCGTCAGTTAGGTATATCTACTTTAGCTGCAGGATATGCTTTATGGTTAATGTTATTCCAAAAAGATAAAAACGTATTATGTTTAGCTACAAAACAAGAAACAGCTAAAAACATGGTTACTAAGGTAAGATTCATGTATGAAAATTTACCTTCATGGTTAAAAATACCAACGTTTGAAAATAATAAATTAAGTTTAAAATTAAATAATGGTTCGCAAGTTAAAGCCGTTTCAGCAGCAGGAGATGCAGGTCGATCAGAAGCAGTATCATTACTTATAGTCGATGAGGCTGCGTTTATTGATAATATTGCTGAAATTTGGGCATCTGCTCAACAAACATTAGCAACCGGTGGTGGTGCTATAGTATTATCTACTCCATATGGTACTGGTAATTGGTTCCATCAAACTTGGGTAAAAGCGGAATCAGATACAAACGATATGGGCGGTAAGAAATTCTTACCTATTAAATTACCATGGTATGTTCATCCTGAACGAGATGAATCTTGGAGAAAATTACAAGATGAATTATTAGGAGATCCTAGATTAGCAGCACAAGAATGTGACTGTAATTTTGCTACCTCAGGAGATGTCGTATTTTACCCGGAATATATGGAATTTTACGAACAAACCTATATGAGGGAACCTATAGAAAGAAGAGGAATAGATAAAAATTTATGGATATGGGAACCAGCAGATTATAGTCGTTCATATATGGTTGTAGGAGACGTAGCTCGTGGTGATGGAAAAGATTTTTCAGCATTCCATATTATAGATATTGAAAGCAATACACAAGTTGGTGAGTATAAAGGACAACTTAGTACTAGCGAATTTGGGCATCTATTAGTAGGTGTAGCATCAGAATATAATGATGCTTTACTTGTTGTAGAAAATAGCAATATGGGTTGGGCAACAATTCAAACAATACAAGAAAGAGGATATAGAAATTTATATTTCTCTCCTAAGAGTGTAAAATCAGAAGCTTCTACGTATTTTGATAAGTATGCTGATAATAGTAATTTAACACCAGGATTTACAAATTCTTTAAAAACTAGACCTATGGTTATTAATAAATTTAGAGAATATGTAAACGAAAAAAGTATTATATGTCAGTCTAAACGTTTAGTAGAAGAAATGAAAGTTTTTATTTGGAAAAATGGTAGAGCTGAAGCACAATCTGGCTATAATGATGACTTAGTTATGAGTATGGGTATAGCAATGTATGTTAGAGATACTGCTTTAAAATTTGGTCAACAAGGAGCTGAATTATCTAAATCAATATTAAACAATTACGTTAAAACTTCTTTTAATGCTGGAGGGTATAATGCAAATAGTATGGGGGCCGCAAATTTATGGGATATGGATGTAAACGGTCAACAAGAAAGCATTAAATGGTTACTATAATATATTTATAAACATGGCAAATACTAACATATTTAACAGATTAAAACGATTATTCTCAACTGATGTTATAATTAGAGATACAGGCGGAGATGATTTAAGAGTAATAGATATAAATGCTATTCAAAGATCAGGTGAAGTAGAAACTAACTCGTTAATGGATAGATTTAAAAGAATCTATACAACAAGTCCAACTTCATTATATGGGTATCAACAAAATTTTAACTATCAAACATTACGTACTCAATTATACTCAGAGTATGATGTAATGGATTCAGATGCTATTATAGCATCTGCTTTAGATATTGTTGCTGACGAAAGTACTTTAAAAAACGAACAAGGTGAAGTACTTCATATTAGATCTACTGATGAAGACATTCAAAAAATATTATATAATTTATTTTATGATGTATTAAATATTGAGTTTAATTTATGGTCTTGGACTCGTCAAATGTGTAAATATGGTGATTTTTTCTTAAAATTAGAAATAGCAGACAAATTTGGAGTATATAATGTTATTCCATATTCTGCTTATCATTTAGAAAGACAAGAATATTACGATAGAGAAAATCCATCAGCAGTTAGATTTAAATATGATCCAGATGGATTAGCTACACAAACTACAAATTATGGATATATTAATACACCAGGTTCAACTAGTGATAGAGCTATATATTTTGATAATTACGAAATAGCTCATCTTAGATTATTATCAGATACTAACTTTTTACCTTATGGTAGAGCATATATTGAACCTGCTCGTAAATTATTTAAACAATATACATTGATGGAAGATGCGATGTTAGTTCATCGTATTGTTCGCGCCCCAGAAAAACGTGTTTTCTATGTTAACGTTGCTGGTATAGCTCCTGCTGAAGTAGAAGGATTTATGCAAAAGACAGTTAATACTATGAAACGTACTCCATATATTGATCCTCAAACAGGTGATTATAATTTAAAATATAATATGCAAAACATGTTAGAAGATTTTTATATTCCAGTTCGTGGTGATGACCAAACTACTAAAATTGATACTACTAAAGGATTAGATTATGATGGTATTAAAGACGTAGAATATTTAAGAGATAAGTTATTTGCTGCTTTAAAAGTACCTAAAGCATTTATGGGTTTTGAAAAAGACTTAACTGGTAAAGCTACATTAGCAGCAGAAGATATTCGTTTTGCTCGTACTATAGAACGTATTCAACGTATATTAATATCTGAATTAACTAAAATTGCTTTAGTTCATTTATACACTCAAGGATACACAGATGAAAATTTAACTAATTTTGAATTATCATTAACTACACCATCAATCATTTATGACCAGGAAAGAATAGCATTAATGAAAGAAAAAGTAGATTTAGCTAAAAATATTATAGATAATAAATTATTACCAACAGATTGGGTATATGATAATGTATTTCATTTTAGTGATGATGAATATGCTGAATATAGAGATTTAATTAGAGAAGATGCTAAACGTGAATTTAGAATAACTCAAATTAAAGAAGAAGGTAATGATCCATTAGAAACAGGTAAATCATATGGAACACCACATGATTTGGCTTATTTATATGGAGCTAGCAGAGCCGAAAATTCAGTACCAAGTGGATATGATGAAAAGAAACCATTGGGTCGTCCAAAAGAAAAAACATCAAATACTAATACTCAAAATAATGCTTTTGGAAGAGATAGATTAGGTGTTAAAGACATGAAAGTTGATGATCAACCTACACAAGGTAGAACAAACTTTAAAGGAGGATCACCGTTAGCTATGGAAAATTCTAAAATATCATATCATAAGAATAAAATGATATTAGAAAATCTTAAAAAGAAAATATCCATAACTAACCCAGATGCATTCTTAGACGAAAATTTACTTAAAGATTAATATTTTTCACATATTTATAATAAATTCCATAACATAATGGTAATAAAACATAATAAATATAAAAATTCGGGCTTATTATTCGAATTACTTGTAAGACAAATTACAGCTGATACTTTATCTAATAAAGATTCACATGCTCTTAGCATTTTAAAAAAACATTTTATTAAATCTGAGCTAAGTAAAGAATATAGATTACATGATACTTTATTAAAAAATAACCAAATATCAGAATCTAAAGCTAATATCATTATTGATGAAGTATTAAAAGCTTCTCGTAAACTTAATAGAACTACTTTAAGAAAAGAAAAATATAATTTAATAAACGAAATTAAAAAATATTATAATATTGAAGAGTTTTTTAAAACTAAATTATCTAACTATAAAGCACACGCTGCTTTATATACTTTAATGGAAATTTATAATAACGATAGTCTTACAAATCCAGATCAAATTATTTCTAATAAAATTACATTATTAGAAACTTTAACAACTCAACCTATTGTAGAAAAAGAAGTTAGAGACACAGTTATTGAAGAATTTAAAAAACAAGATAAAGATTTACGTTTATTATCATATCAAGTATTGTTAGAAAAATTTAATGGTAAATATAATTCATTAAATGATAATCAAAAAACAGTATTAAGAGAATTTATTACATCTGTAGATAATACTCCTCGTTTACGTGATTTTTATAATAATAAAATTAATGAAGTTAAAACTGAATTAACTAAATTAAACAAAAAAGTTGCTAATAAAATAACTCAAATTAAATTAAACGAAATAATATCATTAATTAACGAAATTGATAAAATTTCTAAAATTTCTAATGATGACATAGTTAATTTGTTACAATATTACACATTAATTGAAGAAATTAAACAAATTAAAAATTGAAACACTCAACATTAAAAGAAATTATTAAAAAAACATTGGCAGAAATGTCAATGACTGGTGGAGGTACAGCTGGAGCCGCTTTTAGTGCTGGTGTAGGTATGAATTATGCTACTCCTAAAGCATTTAAAAAGAAAAAAGTAAATGAATCTACTCATCCATGGTATACATCTATATATGGATATTATGCTGGAGAAACAAAAGCCGGCGGAGGACCAAGACATACTGGAAATGTTATTGATTATCTAAAACCAGGTACAATGGTATATAATGCTAACGGTGATAGCAAAAATATTAAAGACTTAACAGATCAATATTTAATATTTACTGACGGGACTAAAGATTATTTTATGAACTGGTTCCCTAAAAAACCAGACCTATATGAAACTAAAACTCCATACGGAACAGGAAATTTAGGACCGGGTCCTAAAGCTACAAAACATGGAGTTAAAGATAATTATTATGTTAAAGCATTTGGTTTTAAATTAGTTGATCGTAAAAAACAAGCTAAAGCTTCTAAAGCAGTAGATTATAAAGATTTATGGGGTTCAACTTATAAATAATATGTATAATATATAAATAATACACAATGACATTACAAGAACAATTTAATTTAATTAAAGAAGGTAAAGGTACACAGGATGTGTTTTTAAAACACGCTAAATCATTATTCCCTCACCTTATACCTAATCATTTTGGATATAAAGATACTACAAAAATATTACTTCAACGTGGTGTATTAACAGAAAATCTTTGGGGTATAGCTACAGGCAAAAAAGAAAATCCAGATTGGTTCAGTATTTTTAATGAAAACATGAATGATGGATTTTACGTTATAGAAAAACCAAACGGATATGTAGCTAAATACGTTGGTTCTGAAAAAGAAGCTCAAGAATGGATTGAAAAAAATGATCCTGAAGGAATGATAGATTATCATATTAGAAAAATTAGTGATGATGATATGAAAATGGGTCAACAGGCTACAGACATGTTAAGAACAGCAAAAGTTAGCACGATGATGAATGAATCTGAAGAGCCTAAAATTAAAGCTAGCATTAACAAACCATCTAAAGAAGTAGATGAATATAAAGAAAAATCTTTATCACCAGCTTATAAAGCAGAAACCGGAGACGATGTTATTTTTGATCAATTAATCAGAGGTATTCAAGTTGAAATGTGTGAAGAAAAAAATAAAGATAAAGACGTTCGAGAAGTTAAAGAAATAGTATTAAAAAATCTTAGAAAAGATCCATTATATTATCTTAAAAACGCTTTATTTAATGTTAAAGGTATAGGTTTAGTAGATGAAATACCAGGTTTAGGTAAAACTAAAGAAGTAAAAGGAAAATATGCTTCATCAGGTATGGAACCAGCAGTTAAAGGAAGTACAGCTCCTAGATCAAA